TAAGTAGCGTTTGTAATATGGAAAGATGGCGCGGTACTACGTTGTATCGCGTGACTGATAAAGGCGTGCGTGTTGTTAAGCGTAAGCGCACAAAACATATACCAAGAGGTATGGAGGTGAAAAAATGAGTGATGATGAATTTATTGAGTTAGTTTATGAGGTGGCTTTTGGTGACAACGCCATCAATAGGGATTTTATATATAGTGAGGTGATAGACCAGCTGCAGCGTATGAGCAGAGAGTCTTACCGATATGGTGAGATAGTTGAGTTTATTAATTCTGAGGGTGATATTGAAGATTTACACGAAGCGGAGGCAAGAAAATGACACCAATTATATTTCAACACTATCACCATGATAGGGCGGAGACGCAATTTCCGTTAATAACCCCACGTTCTACTGGTAAAGAGATAGATGATACTGCGTGGATGTATACAATAGACTTGCTACGCAACGACCCGATAATATTGCAGGAAACATTTATTGGTGAGCATTTTGAGACGATAGAACAAATGGATAAATATCACCAAGATGTGCTGCAAGCCTTATCCGACTGTAACTATGAGAAGATAGGACGGTTGGTTGAGGCGGCTATGCAAACGTTCAACCAGAAGACGGTTGATTATATTGATTATCATATGGAACAAATGGAGTTACGTGATGAGTGAATCATTTGGAATGGGCATGGAAGCCGTCCATAGACGCATGGAGTGGGACAGAGCAGTGGCTGAGGTACAAGAGGCGGTAGAGTTTAGGCTGCAGGCCATGACTATGAGATACTCTCATTGTACTGAAGAAGAACGTGAACGTTTGGCCCAAGCATGGGCTAGGATTTTGCAGGGATGAGCACTGGTATCACGATGCGTGGAGCATTAGGTACGTCTTACCCCCTAAAAGGTACGTCTTACCCCCTAAAAGGTACGTCTTACCCCCTAAATTAATTTGGAGATATGTTATGGCTACAACGCCTGAAGGTAAAGTTAAAAAGAAAGTCGCTGATTATTTAAAGAAGATCGGCGCATACTATTTCTACCCCGCAACTGGTGGGTATGGTAGAAGTGGTGTTCCTGATATAGTAGGTTGTTACAAAGGCAGGTTCTTTGGTATTGAGTGTAAGGCAGGAAAGAATACACCGACTGCGCTGCAGGAAAATGAGTTAAAGCGTATTGTGCAGGCAGGTGGTATTGCAACTGTGACTAATGAGGATACAATACATTCCCTTTCATATATATTGAACGGCTTACATGAGCCCAACCCTGACCAATTAGAGTTAGATTTGTGATTGAGGGTAAGCCTGTAGTTGAGGCTGAGTTAGAAAGTATTGATATGGCAATACGTAGAGAGCGCAACCGTCTATGGAAACTAGAAGATGAAGATCAAGATCCTAGTTATCATTGGCTTGAATACTTACAAGCTGAGAAGGCGCGTGGCGTACAAATAATGGTAGTTAATTTTTGAGGATAATATTATGGTAGATGCAACTAGAGAAGAGTGGGATGAGTTAAGAAAGAATCACCCAGCACTCGTTAAAAAGTGGGAGGATTTTCGTTCGGAATACCCTGACGATAACATTGAAGATGTAGTCAACAACCCTAATCATTACAATACGGGTGGCGTTGAGTGTATCGAGGGTATTGAATCTAGTATGTCGCACGATGCGTTTTTAGGTTATCTTAAAGGTAACTGTATGAAATACTTGTGGCGTTATGAGTACAAGGGTAAGCCTCTTGAAGATTTAGAGAAAGCCCAATGGTATCTCAACCTGTTACTAGAGCGGAATAAGTAATGGATTTAATTACGATAGATTTTGAGACGTACTACGACAAGGACTTCTCACTACGTAAAGTAACAACAGAAGCCTACATTCGTGATCCTCAGTTTGAGGTGATCGGTGTAGGTGTTAAGGTAAACGATGGACAAACTGAATGGGCGAGTGGTACACATGAGCAAATCAAGAAATATCTTGACACTTTCGATTGGGCAAACAGTATGCTGTTATGTCATAACACTATGTTCGATGGCGCTATTCTTTCTTGGGTTTTTGATGTGCACCCTCGCATCCTTGCTGATACTCTTTGTATGGCTCGTGCACTGCACGGTGTCGAAGTTGGTGGATCGCTGCATGCACTTACTGAGCGGTATAATCTCGGCGCTAAGGGGACGGAAGTTCTAGATGCTATAGGTAAACACCGGGATGACTTCACGCCAGAACAGCTTGGTAGGTATGGAGACTACTGTATTAATGATGTTGAGTTAACATATAAGTTGTTTATGAAGATGTGTAAGGCAGGCTTCCCTAAACAAGAGATGCGCATCATTGATATGACGTTGCGTATGTTTACTGAGCCTATGCTTGATCTTGATATTGGATTACTTCGGCAACACTTGGAGGATACCCAGAAGATCAAAGAAGATCTGATTACTTCTAGTGGTGTTACACGCGAGCAACTTATGAGCAATCCTAAGTTTGCAGACTTACTGGTATCACTCGGCGTGGAACCTCCTATGAAAATTAGTCTTACTACTGGCAAAGAAACTTTTGCTTTTGCAAAAAGTGATGAGGCTTTCAAAGCACTACAAAACCATGAAGACTCCCGTGTACAAGCATTAGTTACTGCACGTTTGGGTACTAAAAGTACGTTAGAAGAGTCACGTACTGAACGGTTTATAGGTATTGCCAAGCGTGGTTTGATGCCCATCCCAGTGAGATACTATGCAGCGCATACTGGTAGGTGGGGGGGTGATGACAAGATAAACATCCAGAACTTACCTAGTCGTGGTGTTAATGGTAAGAAGTTGAAGTCCAGTATCATTGCGCCAGTAGGTTACACACTAGTAGATTGTGATTCGTCACAGATTGAAGCGCGTGTACTTGCGTGGGTAGCAGGCCAAGATGATTTGGTTGAGGCGTTCGCCAACAAGGAAGATGTATACATTAAAATGGCTGCTAGAATATACAATGTAATAGGTAAAGATGTTACCAAAGAGCAACGGTTTGTTGGTAAGAGTACAATACTTGGTGCAGGGTATGGTATGGGTGCAGTACGTTTTGCTGAGCAGTTGGCTACGTTTGGTACTACTTTAGATGTAGATGAGGCACGAAGGATCATACAGATATACCGAGATGCTAACTGGAAGATAAGTCAGTTTTGGCGTAACTGCCAGAATATGTTGGTTGAGATGTCACGAGGTAATACCATAGCTTTTGGTGCGTTAGACATAGTAAAAAGTGTAGAGACAGCAACAGGTTATGGCATCAAGTTGCCAAGTGGTCTAGTTATGAGGTACGATGACCTGCAGTATGAGCAAGGCGAACGGGGCCCAGAGTTTAGTTATATGACTAGGCGTGGGCGTACAAGAATCTATGGTGGTAAGGTTACAGAGAATGTATGCCAAGCCATTGCTAGGTGCATCATGGGTGAACAGATGTTGGCTATAGCTAAGAGATACAAGCCAGTACTCACAGTACACGATTCTGTGGTATGCTGTGTACCAGATGATGAGTTAGATGAGGCTAGACAATACATTGAAGAGTGTATGAGTACGACACCATCATGGGCAGAAGGTATGCCTATAACGTGTGAGTCTGGCATTGGCAAATCTTATGGAGATTGTGAATAATGAGTAAAATAGAAGAAGCAATAAAAGATGCTCACGAAGCAGCAGATAAAGCTATTGATGAAGTGCAAGAAGAAATACAAGAGACTCGTATGGAAGTTCGCGCTTGGTTGAAGCAAACCCGTTCCTTTACTTACGCTGAGCTGTTGGTAATTGGCATTGGTGCTGTGGTTGTACTAACAACTATCGGTAACGTGTAATGGGTGCTGCACCGTGGTCTTTCAGCAGAATAAAATCCTTTGAACAATGCCCCAAAAAGTTTTATCATCTAAAGGTAGCAAAGGATTACAAAGAGCCTGAGACTGAGGCTATGTTGTATGGGACTGCGGTGCATTTAGCCGCTGAAGAGTATGTAAGAGATGGGAAACCGTTACCCCCAGAGTACGTATATGTAAAAGCCCCGATAGACGCACTATGTGCTAAGAAGGGGGAAAAACTCTGTGAATTGGAAATGGGGTTAACGGCAGACCTAGAGCCGTGTGGCTTTAGAGATGAGGAAGTATGGTGGCGAGGGATCGCTGATTTAGTTATACTTGATAGAGAAAGCAAGACTGCTTGGGTTATTGATTATAAGACAGGAAAGAATACTAGGTATGCAGATAAGGGACAGCTTGAGTTGATGGCACTCGCTGTATTTAAACACTACCCTGACATTGAAACTGTACGTGGTGGGTTGTTGTTTGTTGTCTGTAATGAGTTAATAAAAGATACATACGCTTCAACTGATGCCGGTAAGATGTGGGAGAAGTGGTTAGCTGATTACAATCGTATGGAAACAGCATTTGATAACGATGTATGGAATGCTCACCAGAGTGGGTTATGTAAACGACATTGTTTAGTTACAGAATGTGTGCACAATGGGAGGCACTGATGAGACGTAGAAGAAAGAAGCAAGTAAATGCCCCGGTTGGTAGTGACACATTTGAAAGAAGAATGGAACGTCAACGCGCAAGACGTGCGTTTGATAAGAAGAATGGTAAGGCCGCCCGTAAAGGCAAAGACATTAGTCATAACAAGATGTTGAAAGATGGTGGCAGTAACAAAGATGGTTACAAATTAGAAAGTCCTAGTAAGAATAGATCTCGTAATGGGCATAAGCCTAAGAAAAAGTAATTTGTTTGTAGTGATAGACGCTTAGCTTGATGCGTCAGAAAAAAAATACAAAAAGTGGGAGTTCCTCCCCACTGTAACATTGTACAAAATCGAGTTAGTTGAAGGGTGTCTGTTCTTCATTCGGGCATCCTATGTAATCAGACTTAGCCCTATCTGCAACGAAGCAGGGCTCATTAACCGTAAGCGAAGACCGCTTTACGGTGTCAACCTATGGAGAATAAGAATTGAAAATAGTAGATAACCGTGCGTTGTTACTCAACTTACAGTCCCCGGGAAGGGTGACGAGTGTAATACCAAAGAGTAAGACGTTATCAGAACATGAAGTGTTAGTTAATTGGGGAGTTGACGAAGTGCAAGTATTGAGAAATATAGGTATAAATGCGCCCTCACCTATAGAGGGTAGGTATGAATGGACGGGTAGGTATGATCCATATGAACACCAAAAGAACACAGCAAGTTTTTTTACTTTGAACAGAAAGTCTTTTTGTTTTAATGAGCAGGGGACAGGTAAGACAGCCAGTGCTATATGGGCATCGGACTACTTGTTAAACCAAGGCAAGATAAACAGAGTGTTAGTTATATGCCCTCTATCTATTATGGAATCGGCATGGCGTAACGACTTGTTTAACTTCGCTATGCACCGTAAGGTAGATGTTGCGTATGGGTCAGCCAAGAAGCGTAAAGAGATAATAGAAGGTGACGCTGACTACGTGATAATAAACTACGACGGGGTTGAGATTGTACAAGACGCTGTAGCTGAGGGTGGCTTTGATTTGATTATTGTTGATGAAGCTACGCACTATAAGAATGTACAGACTAAACGATGGAAGACACTAGCCAAACTTGTTAGTAAAGATACTTGGCTATGGATGATGACTGGTACACCTGCTGCACAAAGCCCAACCGATGCTTATGGGTTAGCTAAACTAGTAAACAAAGATAGGGTTCCAAGATTCTTTGGATCGTTTAGAGACCAAGTAATGGTAAAGGTAACAAACTTTAAATGGATTCCTAAAGAGGACGCTACTGATACAGTTCACAAAGTACTTCAACCTGCTATTCGTTATACAAAAGAAGAATGTTTAGACCTACCTCCTATGGTATATGTCAAACGTGAAGTAGATATGACTGCACAACAAAAGAAATACTATAAAGAGTTAAAGAGTAAGATGATTATGCAGGCAGCCGGGGAGCAGATCACTGCAGCTAATGCAGCAGTTAATATGAATAAGTTATTACAAATATCATCCGGCGCTGTATATACCGATACTGGTGAGGCATTGGAGTTTGATATAACAAAACGGTATAAGGTATTGCGAGAGGTTATTGATGAGTCTAGTAAGAAAGTCTTAGTCTTTGTACCTTTCAGACACACCATACAGTTACTCACTGACAAGCTACGTAAGGATGGTATAAGCACAGAAGTAATCAATGGTGACGTACCTGCTCCAAAACGCACAGATATATTTAAGCGGTTTCAAGAACAAGATGATCCTAAAGTATTAGTTATCCAGCCACAGTCAGCGGCTCACGGTGTAACACTTACCGCAGCTAACACAGTAGTGTGGTGGTCGCCAACCAGTTCGTTAGAGACGTACGCGCAGGCCAATGCTAGGGTGCACAGATCGGGTCAGGATCAAAAATGTACAGTGGTTCACTTACAAGGGTCGTTTGTAGAGAAAAGAGTCTATGCGTTATTAGACAATAGACTAGACATTCATACGAAGATGATTGACTTATATAGAGAAGTGCTTGACTAGTAAGTACACTTACGCTATCGTTGTAATCCCTTTGAACAAGGAGCGAAAGATGAGTGATGTACCAAACGCTGAGAAGTTGACCGCTGTCTATTTAAAGATAAAAGATAAGCGTGCTGAGTTATCAGCAGATTTTAAAGAGAAAGACGCTGAGTTAGTTGAGCAATTAGATAAGGTTAAGAAAGCCTTGTTAGATTATTGTGAAGAGCAAGGTGTTAATAGTGTAAGAACTTCCGCAGGGTTGTTTTATCGTTCTGCCAAAACACGTTACTGGACTAGTGATTGGTCTTCAATGCACGATTTTATATTGGAGAACGAAGTGCCAGAGTTGTTAGATAAACGTGTTAATCAGAGCAACATGAAGCAATACCTAGAAGAAAACCCAGACCTTGTACCAAAAGGTTTGAACGTAGATTCTGAATACGTTGTATCAGTAAGGAGAAAGTAATGGCAGATAAGTATGTGCCCGTAGAAGATGTGGCAAAGTTGTTTAGTGTAACGCCCCATACAGTACGTATATGGGTTGGAGAAGGAAAGATAGGTAGTGATATGTACGTAAAGATTGGTAAAACATATCGCTATGATATTCAAGGGATTGAAAAAGCCTTTTTGGGTGCCAAGTTTGAGGATGATGTAAAGTTAGTAAAGGAAGAAGTCACGGAAGAAGTTAGTGACTTTAAGTTTGGCACTGACATGTTAGACGAGGATTTCTAGTGAGAAGGCTAAGCATACGTGGTGGTGAGTTTACAACCATTGATGATGGGGAACAAACCGTTATTGGTGATACTGTAAACGTAATCATTATAAATGCTGCACTGGTATCAAG